ACCCGTAACGAATTTATCGAGGGTGCTTACACATATTCTTGGGATAAGAAAAGGTGGGAGAAACTCCGATCAGCTGGCTGGATAGAGGTTTGGCGACATAGAAACAGAACAAGTATTAAGTACTCTGTATTTAAAACGTCGTTTAAATGCTCACAGCTAGTGACACGAATATATCGCATACTGCTAGGCGAAGAAGATCTACCGACTTCTGAACGTAGCATTTTTTATAACAACAAGTCGTATACAGATAAAGTCTATAATAAAGCTATAGACGATATGATACGAGACAAAGACAGATAACATGCCTTATAAAATGAAGGGTACAGCAATGTACGACAAAATGAATGTTAATGGTAAGACAGTCATGAAGCTTAAAAAAGAATACGGTGGCGCTATGGAAATGGAGCACGGAGCGATGAAGAAGCACGGTCACTCTGCAATGGACGCTGCTAAACCAGATTACATTGACATCGATGGAGATGGAAATAAAAAAGAATCTATGAAGCAAGCTGCTGAAGACAAAAAGTCTGGCATGACTATGAAGCACGGAGCTGCAATGGAAATGGATAAGCCAATGACCGAAGACGTAGCTATGAAGATGAAAGCTGCGTATAAGAATTACAAGAAAGGTTACTACGGAGCATAATGCCATTTAAACTTAATAGGTATAAACCCCTGCCTGGTATAGCTACTGGTGGTAAACTACGTAAAGGATTAAAGTTTAAGGTTAAACACAAGAACCTTGAGCCCGGTGTAATGGGTGAAGCTTATGAAAGTAAAGTTGTTGTAGATAAAAACATAAAGAAAGGTAGTGCTGAATACAAAAAAGTAATGAAGCATGAGGCTCAGCACGTAAAAGATATGCAAACTGGCCGCGCTGGATTTGGACCTGACTATGTAAGATGGGAAGGTAAAACATTTCCTCGTAAAGACGGTAAAATAAAATACAACGGAAAGTGGTTAGAAGAAGGTCACAGATCTTTTCCTTGGGAACAATCAGCAAATAAAGCATGAAAAAAATTAAAGAAACAGGCCTAGGTAAATGGTTAGCTAACAAAGCACCAAACGTGCTTGATGTAGTTGGTGAAATGTTACCAGATCAAGGAGCACTAGGTATAGTTAAAAACCTTATTGATAAAGATCCTGAAGTAGACACGGAAGCAGGTATGGCCGCTGTAGACGCTGAAGTTGCTTTTCAAAATAACGTAAGCGAAAGATGGAAAGCTGATATGGGTAGCGATGTAAAGCTAGCTAAGATGATTAGACCATTAACACTTATCGCTTTAATGAGTATGTTTATGCTAACAATGGTTTTTGATAGTATGGACAACTTACCTTTCAATGTTAAAGATTCATATGTAGACTTACTACAGATACTTATGCTAACCGCTTTTGGTGCATACTTTGCTGGTAGATCTATAGAAAAAGTAAAAAAATAAAATGGGATTAAATTCAACAGAAGTCTCTTATGGCTTTTCACAATTAGGTAACGCTTTCCTTAAAGGAACCGGCGCTTATACACCTCCAGCTGGAAAAGTTGTTGTAGCTGTACAGGTTGTATCAGGCGCATGTACTTTTGCTTTATTAACGCCAGATACATCTGGATATGTAGACGGAACAACTGGCGCTGCTCTTGAAGGAACCACGGCTTTTATAGGTACAACTAAAGTTGCTGCTAACGGAGCTAATGCAGAAGCAATACCTACAGATTATATATTTGCAAGGGGAACTGTGCTTTTTGGCAGGTTTACAGCGGTTACTTTAGGTGACGCGGATGACGCGGTTATACTTCACTTTGGACCTGCTATATAATGTTTGGGCTTAGCGTAGGCGCTTCAGGCGCGATTCAACCGACATCTACTATTATTTCGGAGTTAATAACTGTTAGTCATACTAACGGGGCACAATCACTAACTCATAACTCTGGTCAAGGAGAGTCTAACTTTTCTTTATCTGGGTTTGGCGCTAGTGGTATAAACGCCGCTCTTACAGGTACTTGGATGACTTTACCAATGGCTGCTTCAATAGTAAGCTTGAATATTAAAAGCAATATTGTTGCTGATGATATTCCAGCTGGTACAACTAAACACGCTGTAGTAATGCTCAATCAAGGCTACGTAATTAGTTCTGGTAATTCAACATCAGGACCAAGGATTACTCGAAACGTAAACCAAGGAACGGCATTGTCAGCAGGGCCTAGTTACAGCGCGCCAGGTAATGTTGGTGATATAGGTACATTTGAGATGCTTGGCCAGATGCCAGTTTTTACAGCGGGACACAGAGGTCTAATCATTGGAACAAACTATCTAGGCACAAGCGGTATTGTTAGTCCTGGTTATTTTAACTACACGTTCCAAATACACGCTGATTACGCAACAAAAGATTACAAATTTATACTTGAGCTAGAAGTTAGTATGGATAGCACAGGTTTGAATTAATAAACAATTTTAATTTAATTTAATTATGGGAAAAAAGAAAGAAAAGGTTATTGACCTAAAACCAGAAAAGATTTCTGAAGAAGAACTTACAGAGCTTAGAAACGTTGTATCAGCAATTAATAAATTGCAGTTTGATATAGGAACTATGGAAGTGCAGAAGCATAATGCTTTACATGCTTTATTTCAAGGTAACGATAAGCTAACTGAAATGCAAGCCGCTTACAAAAAGAAATACGGTACGGACGATATTAACATACAAGACGGTACCATTAAATACAAGGAAGATGGATCGTCTGATTCGTAAGATCACGATAGGTAAAGACTACAAAAATGACGCTATGCACTATTCTGTTGGGCAGGAGGTGTATGGCGGTCATACTATCTGTGATATTTTAGAAGAAACTGAAAAGTACTCTATATACATTAGAAAAGATAAAGCTGTAATTCCTTGGAAAGACTTCAACAAGAATATGGCTATATCTGTGGAGTATAATTTAGAGTACTAATGCAAGGATTATACAACTTTATTGTAGAGCCTATTGGAGAGAGATACGACAACACTACTAAAGTTGGAGACAAAGAGTTAATACTCAATACTGACGTAGCAAATCACTCGCACGTCAATAGATTAGCTAAAGTTATATCTGTACCTAGGTTTACTAATTACGATATAAAAGAAGGCGATACAGTTATAGTTCACTTTAATGTGTTTAGGCGTTGGCACGATGTAAAGGGGCGTGAGCGTAATAGCAGATCGTACTACGAAGAAGATAGATACTTCGTGAATTACGATCAGATATTTCTGTACAAACGTGATGAAGAGTGGATATGCCCACAAGGTTATTGTTTTGTACAACCTATTAAAGACAATAGCAAACTAAGTGTTGAAATTGAAAAACCCTTAGTTGGTATTGTTAAGCACACTGATGGCAGAGCAGAGCTAAACTCTCTTATAGGTTTTAGACCTAATATAGAGTGTGAGTTCGTAATTGATGGTAAAAGGTTATACCGGATACCATCTCAATTTATTACAATTAAATATGAATATCAAGGAGACGAAGAAGAGTATAATCCAAGCTGGGCAAAAAGCAGTTAACGAGCTTATCAAAGTAGCGGAAGAAAAAATCATCACTAACACTGAAGACGACGTATCTGCTGATAGACTTAAAAACGCCGCTGCAACAAAAAAGCTTGCGATCTTTGACGCCTTTGAAATATTAGCTAGAATCCAAGAAGAACAAAACTTACTAGATGGTAAGTCTCCAGAAGAAAAAAAAGAGCGTGTCTTCAAGGGTTTTGCTGAAGGTAGATCTAAATAATGTACGAGCAGAGTTTAGTAAAGGTTGTAGAACCAATTAAGAAAACAACTATCACGAGACTTAATCGTGGTAAAAAATGGAAATACGGTTATGATAAAGACCATGATATCGTCGTTATATCAAAGACTGGGCAAATCGGAGAAATCCTTGAAATCCAAGGGCTGCAAATCGCATTGCCGCGCGTGCCCGCCTCTAATGTGTTTAAACATAAAAAAGACAAGTGGGTAAAGGCTGAATATCCAAAAGAGCTTAGCCGTATAAAAAATATATTCGACTGGAGAGACTATCCAGATGAGCAAAAAGAAAAGTGGTATGACTACATTGACGAAGAGTTCAAGCGTAGAGACGAAGGCTTTTGGTTTACAAATAAAGGCGTACCGACATATATAACAGGTGCACACTACATGTATCTGCAATGGAGTAAGATTGACGTTGGAGCTCCAGATTTTAGAGAGGCAAACAGACTATTCTTTATATTCTGGGAAGCCTGTAAAGCTGATAAGAGATGCTATGGGATGTGCTACCTTAAAAACCGTCGTTCAGGTTTCTCGTTTATGTCATCAGCCGAAACAGTTAACTTAGCCACTATATCGAGTGATAGTAGATATGGGATACTTTCTAAGTCTGGAGCCGATGCAAAGAAAATGTTTACTGATAAGGTTGTGCCTATATCTTTAAACTATCCTTTCTTTTTCAAGCCAATACAAGACGGTATGGATCGTCCAAAGTCTGAGCTTGCGTATAGAGTTCCGGCTAGTAAGTTTACTCGTAAGAAAATACAGAGTAACGAACAGCTTGAAGAGATAGTAGGTCTTGATACTACGATTGACTGGAAGAATACTGGTGATAATAGTTACGATGGTGAAAAGCTAAGTTTACTAGTTCACGATGAAAGTGGTAAGTGGGAAAGACCTGATAATATATTAAACAACTGGCGAGTTACTAAAACCTGTTTAAGGCTAGGTAGTAAAATCGTTGGTAAGTGCTTAATGGGTAGTACCAGTAATGCACTTGACAAGGGTGGAGATAACTTTAAAAAACTATACAATGATTCTGACGTCACACGACGAAATCGTAATGGACAAACGAAGTCTGGGCTTTATTCTCTCTTTATCCCAATGGAATGGAACTATGAAGGATTTATTGACGAATACGGACTTCCAGTCTTTGATAGTCGAAGTGATGATGTACGACATGGACCAGACGGTGAATTAATAGACGTAGGTGTTATAGATCACTGGGAAAATGAAGCAGAAGGTTTAAAAGATGATCAAGACGCTTTAAACGAATTTTACAGACAGTTTCCTCGCACTGAAGAACATGCGTTCAGAGACGAGACTAAAAACAGTATATTTAATTTAATTAAGATTTATGAGCAAATTGATTTTAACGAGGGTAGTAGGCATAATGCGCATACTACGACAGGCTCTTTTGGTTGGGTTAATGGTGTACGTGATACACAAGTTGTTTTTCACCCCGACCCTGGAGGCAGATTTAAAGTAAGCTGGGTACCACCAAGTCATTTGCAAAATAAACAAATAATAAAAAATGGAATTAAATATCCCGGTAACGATCATGTTGGCGCCTTTGGTTGCGATAGTTACGATATCAGCGGTACGGTTGATGGTCGCGGTTCTAAAGGAGCTTTACACGGGTTAACAAAATTTTCTATGGAAGACGCACCATCAAGCACGTTCTTTCTAGAGTATATAGCAAGACCACAAACTGCAGAGATGTTCTTTGAGGACGTTCTAATGGCATTAGTATTTTACGGGATGCCTTTGCTTGCGGAGAACAATAAACCACGTCTATTGTATTATCTACGCCGTAGAGGATACAGAGGTTATAGTATGAACAGACCAGATAAGTCTTGGAAGAAGTTATCAACTGCTGAAAAAGAAGTTGGTGGTATACCAAACTCAAGTGAAGATATTAAGCAAGCTCACGCCGCTGCAATTGAAATGTATATTAACGATCATGTCGGACATTTAGGCGATGGTGATTTTGGAACAATGTATTTTAACGATACGCTACTTGATTGGGCTAAGTTTGATATAAACCGTAGAACAAAACACGATGCATCAATTAGCTCTGGTTTAGCCATCATGGCTTGCAATAGACATTTATACGCACCAAACCCTAAACAAGAGCGAACACCAGTTAATTTGAATATAGCAAAATACGACAATAAAGGGTTTACATCCCAGATAATTAAATAAGTATGGCGGAAAACGTATATGTAAATTTTCCTTCTCAAGCTGTTTCTGATCTCGAGAAGATGAGTCCAGAGTATGGGCTTAAAGTAGCTCGTGCTATTGAGACAGAGTGGTTCAAGGATTCTTACAATAATAGATATAGATCTTCTCAACACAAATACCATCAACTAAGGTTGTACGCTAGAGGTGAGCAAGCTATACAAAAATATAAAGATGAGTTGTCTATTAACGGCGATTTGTCTTATCTTAACTTAGACTGGAAGCCTGTACCTATTGTACCGAAGTTTGTAGATATTGTTGTAAACGGTATGTCAGAGCGTATGTTCAGCATAAACGCATACTCACAAGATCAGTACGGCGTAAACAAAAGAAATGAATATATGGAAGCTATGTTGAAAGACATAGAAAACAAAAAGTTCAACGATCAAACAAAAGCTGTATATGGAATAGATCTTTACAATAATCCTGAAGATAAGAGATTAGAGACTAAAGAAGAATTAGACATACATATGCAGCTTGACTATAAGCAAGCGGTAGAAATAGCAGAAGAGCAAGCTATCAACGTGCTGCTTGATGGTAATAACTATGACTTAACTAGACGTAGACTAATATACGATTTAACAGTTTTAGGAATAGCTTGCGTTAAAACTAACTTCAATTGGAGCGATGGCGCAACGGTTGAGTATGTAGATCCAGCTAATATTGTTTATTCATTTACTGAATCACCTTATTTTGATGATATATACTACGTCGGTGAGGTTAAGACTATACCTATTAATGAATTAGCTAGAGAGTTTGATCATTTAACAGAGTCTGACTTAGAAGATATATACGCTACATCTAGTCAAAGATACTTAAGAGGTAGAAGAATACACGAAGTAGATAAAAACAAAGTTCAAGTTTTATATTTTAATTATAGAACCCATATGAACGATGTTTATAAAATTAAAGAAACTAAGTCTGGAGGATACAAGGCTATTGAAAAGCCAGACACTTTTAATCCACCAGAGGATAAACAAACCAACTTTACTCGAATACAAAGATCTGTAGAGTGTATTTTTGAAGGAGCAGTTATACTAGGTACGGATAAACTACTAAAGTGGAATAAAGCTGAAAACATGATGCGTAGTAAGTCTGACTTTAATAAAGTTAAGATGAACTATTCTATTGTAGCACCTCGCATGTACGAAGGTCGTATTGAATCTTTAGTTAGTAGAATTACTGGGTTTGCTGATATGATTCAGCTAACACATTTAAAGTTACAGCAAGTCATGTCGCGCATGGTACCAGATGGAGTGTACCTTGATGCGGATGGTCTTGCTGAAGTTGATTTAGGCAACGGCACAAACTACAACCCGCAAGAAGCGCTTAATATGTTCTTCCAAACTGGTAGTGTTATTGGTAGGAGCTTTACGTCTGAAGGAGAGCAAAATCCTGGTAAAGTGCCTATTCAACAGATATCAAACAGCGCTGGTCAAGATAAAATAGGTACGTTAATAAACACGTATAACTATTATCTTCAGATGATAAGAGATACTACAGGTCTTAACGAAGCTAGAGACGCTAGTGTTCCAGACCCTAAATCTCTTGTTGGTGTTCAGAAGCTGGCGGCAGCTAACTCTAATGTAGCTACTCGTCATATACTTTTAGGCTCTCAATATCTAACAGTACAGGTAGCAGAAGCTTTATCGTTGAGAATATCTGATATATTAGAATACTCGCCTACGGCTGATGCTTTTGTGCAAGCTGTTGGAGCTCACAATGTAGCTACGTTAAAAGACATGGCTGATTTGTACCTGTATGACTTTGGTATATTTATTGAGCTAGAGCCTGACCAAGAAGAAAAAGCTATGTTAGAAAACAATATTCAAACTGCTCTTTCTCAAAAGTTAATTGACTTAGATGACGCTATAGACATAAGAGACATAAAGAACGTTAAGCTAGCCAACCAACTATTAAAAATAAAACGTAAGAAAAAACAGGAAAGAGATCAAGCAATCCAACAACAAAACATGGAAGCGCAAGCGAAAGCAAATGCGCAAGCTCAACAAGCCGCTGCTCAAGCTGAGATACAAAAAAATCAGGCAAAAGCTCAAACAGAGATTCAAATAGAAGCAACTAAAGCAGATGCTAAACTTAGACATCTTCAGGAAGAAGCTAGAGTAAAGAAAGAGCTAATGCAATTTGAGTTTGACTTGAACATGCAAGCACAACAAATGTCTCGCCAAGACATGATGAATATCGAGCAAATGAAAGAGCAGGGTAAGGATAGGCGAGAAAACATGAAGCAAGACACTAAAAAGTTTGAATCTTCAGGTAATGATGTATTAGAAGGCGGAATGAGATTAAGCGATTTCAACCCACAAATAGGACAATAATTATATAATATTTTATCATGGAAAATAACCAAACAGATCTTGAGGAGGTAATCCAAGAGGTCGAACAAGAGAACACTGCAGAAGAAACAGTAGAGCAAGACCTAAGTAAATTTAAAAGCGCTGATGACCCAGAGGTTATCAAAGTAGATTTATCAAAACCACCAACTAATGAAGTTGAAGAAAACAACACTGACGACACAGGAGTGGCTGGAAGCAATGAAAACTCCGAGCCCACACAAAGTGAAGACGAAGTACAAGCGCAAGCCGAAACACAAGAATCAACTGGAGTACTAGAAGAAGTAAACGAAACAGTTGAAGAGCTTAAAGAAGAAGTAAGCGAGGCTATAGATAAAGCACAAGAAGCCGGAACTCCACTACCAGAGAACGTGCAAAAGCTCATTGACTTCATGGCTGATACTGGTGGCAGCTTGGAAGACTACGTTCGTTTAAACAGAGACGTTAAAGATATAGACGATCAAGACGCGTTGCGTGAGTATTATCAAAGAACTAAACCGCATCTATCTTCAGACGAAGTAGAATTTTTAATGGAAGATAAATTCTCTTATGACGAAGAGCTAGATGAAGCTAAAGATATTAAAAGAAAGAAACTGGCCCTCAAAGAGCAAGTTGCCGAGGCCAAAGCCTACTTAGACAGGCAAAAGTCTAAATACTACGAAGAAATTAAAGCTGGAAGTAACCTCACTCCTGAGCAACAGAAGGCAATTGATTTTTTCAACCGATACAATAAAGAGTCAGAGCAGACAAGAAAAGTAGCTGACAAACAGAAAGCTGAGTTTACAGATCAAACAAACCGAGTTTTCAACGACAAGTTCAAAGGTTTTGAATACAACGTCGGAGAAAAAGTATACAGGTTTAATGTTAACAATGTAGACGAAGTTAAAGAAACTCAAAGCGATATTAGTAATTTTGTCAAAAGGTTTTTGAACAAAGAAAACACTATGTCAGATGCTAAGGGTTATCACAAAAGTTTGTTTACAGCTATGAACGCGGATGCTATTGCTCAGCACTTTTACGAACAAGGTAAAGCAGATGCTATTAAAGATGGTGTCGCTAAAGCTAAAAACATAAACACTGAAGCCCGTAGTTCACATACAGAGCCTCAGTTTCAAAATGGTATTAAAGCTAGAGTGTTAGGCGATGATTCAGATTCTTTACGTTTCAAAATTAAAAGAAAAAAATAACATTTAAAAAAAATTAAAAATGGCAATTTCAAATCCAGGTGGTAATTTAAATAGTGTAGCTGCACCAACTAAGCAGACACTAGAAACAAATTACCTAGATTTAGCGTCATCAGCTGGACAAGGCTGGGCGCAACAATACGTTCCAGATCTAATGGAAGCAGAAGCTGAGGTGTTCGGTCCAAGAACAATCTCTGGTTTCCTTGCTCAAGTTGGAGCTGAAGAATCAATGACGGCTGACCAAGTTGTTTGGTCTGAACAAGGTCGTTTACACCTTTCATACAGAGGACATATCGCAAACGCTACTCAACAAACTGGTAACAGTAACGAAGAGGGTGGTACTTTCGAGATCGACACAGATATCGATGGTAACCCTGTAGGTACTTCTGCAATTGATCACGGTGTTAGAGTTAACGATATGGTGCTTGTAGCTGATAACAGCGCAACAGCACAAGGTATCGTTACTGCTGTATCAAACGATCAGATTAGTATCGCTCTTTACAATGCTGGTAACACTACTGCTACATTCGCAAACGCGGGTCTAGCTGCTGATACTGGTGATACAGCTACGCTATTAGTTTACGGTTCAGAGTTTAAGAAAGGAGATAACTACAACGGTAGTTCTTCTCGTCAAGCTAACGAGCCACAGTTTAAGTCGTTTAACAACAAGCCTATCATTCTTAAGGACTACTACGAAGTATCAGGATCTGATGCATCTCGTATTGGTTGGGTTGAAGTAGCTGCTGAAGACGGACAGTCAGGATACCTATGGTACCTAAAAGCGCAGTCTGACACTCGTGCACGTTTCGTTGACTACCTTGAGATGGCTATGCTTGAGTCAGTTAAGACTGTAGCTGCTAACTCTAAAGTTGATGCGTTCTTAGGAACTGACGGTACTACTCTTACTGGTACTGAAGGTTTATTCGCAGCTATCGAAGATCGTGGTAACATTACTACTGGTATCACTGGTGTTAACGCTGCTACTGACCTTGCGGAGTTTGACGCTATCTTAGCTGAGTTTGATAAGCAAGGTGCTATTGAAGAGAACATGCTTTTCCTTAACCGTTCTACATCTCTAGCTATTGATGATATGCTTGCTTCAATGAACTCGTACGGTGCTGGTGGTACTTCATACGGAGTGTTTGATAACGACGAAGACATGGCTCTAAACCTTGGCTTCTCAGGTTTCCGTCGCGGATCTTACGACTTCTACAAGTCTGACTTCCGTTACTTAAACGACAGAGCTACTCGTGGTGGTATTAATGATAGAGACACTGTAAACGCTATCCGCGGAGTTATTATTCCTGCTGGTACTTCTACTGTATACGATCAAACACTAGGTAGAAACCTTAGACGTCCGTTCTTACACGTTCGTTTCAGAGCTTCTGCAACTGATGATCGTCGTATGAAGACTTGGGTAACAGGTTCTGTTGGAGCTGCTACATCTGCTCTAGACGCAATGCAACTACACATGCTTTCTGAGCGTTGCTTAGTTGTACAAGGCGCAAACAACTTCATGTTGATGAAGTAAACTATATTTATCGAAACTACCTCACCTTCGGGTGGGGTAGTTTTATATTATTTAATTATATTATATTATGGCTAAAAAGAAAAAAGAAGAGGTTGTAGAAGAACCTCAAACACAAGAAACTGTAGTGGTAGAAGCGCCAAAGCCAAAGCCAGCTCCAGTTGTGAAAGAAGAACCAAAAGATACTTGGGAAATAAAAGATAGAGTTTACTATTTAAAGAATAATAAAAAACCTTTATCTTATATTCTAAAAGGTTCAGACATATATTACTTCGACGAAGATTTAGGCTACGAAAGAGAGCTTAGATATACTGCTAACCAAAAGACACCGTTTGTTGATGAAATGAAAGGTGATCAACGGTTAGAGCACATGGTGTTTAGAAACGGAGCTTTATTTGTTCCTAAAAATAAACAAACGCTACAAAAACTACTTTCGTTATATCACCCTCACAAAGACAGAGTTTACTACGAGTGGAAACCTGTTGAAGTTGCAGCAAATCAAATTGATATTTTAGAGATGGAAGCGGATGCTTTAATCGCTGCTAGAGATATTGATGTTGATCTTGCGGAGGCAATTATGAGAGTAGAGCTTGGTTCTGAAGTTTCTTCAATGAGCTCTAAAGAATTACGAAGAGACGTATTGCTTTTTGCTAAACGTAATCCTACGCTGTTCTTAGAGTTAGTAAACGATGATAACGTAGTATTACGTAACTTTGGAATTAAAGCTGTTGAACTAGGTATTATCAGATTATCTAACGATCAAAGACACTTTATGTGGGGATCGAACGATAGAAAACTAATGACAGTACCATTTGACGAACATCCATACTCAGCGCTTGCCGCTTGGTTTAAGACTGACGAAGGTATGGAGATCTATAAGAATATAGAAAAAAGATTAAATTAATAATCACTTAGTTGGGCGGTCACCCTTCGGGGTGATCGCTAAACTATAAAAACGAATTATGGCAGTAAGTATAGACACGGTTTATCAACGAGTATTAGCAATAGCTAATAAAGAGCAGAGAGGTTATATCACTCCTCAGGAGTATAACTTACTTGCCAACCAGGCTCAGATGCAAATATTTGAAAGCTACTTCTACATGCTAAACACAAGAGAAAGAGCTGAGCCTGATAAAAAAATAGAAGTAGACGAAACAGATATTACAGAGTTGATATCTGCAAAACTAGATCCATTTAGGTCTATAGCGCCAGTAAATGGTGGCACTAATTTTCAAAGCACAATATCAGTAGATGGAACTGAACACGAGGTGTTTCAGACAGGTAGAGTATTTCATAATGGAGACGTATGCCAGAAGGTAGATGTAAACGAAGCTAGACGATACACAAGATCAATAAGACATCTTGCTACTACTGCTAATCAAGGTGCTATTTACTGTGATAGTACTACTAGTGGTCAAGATATAAACGTGTTTGCTGGATCATCTACAATAGAGTCTAACGTAACAGCAGAGTACTTTAGAGTACCTACAACCGTTGATTGGGCGTACGTTGTTGTTAGTGACGTAGCTCTATACAATGCTAACGTAGCTGTAAACTTTGAGCTGCATAGATCAGAAGAAGATACACTAGTCAACAAAATTCTTGAATTAGCTGGAATTACTATCGCTAAGCCAGGTTTATCTCAATACGCAGCCGGTATGCAAGCTGGCGAAACAGCTATTCAAAACATAATGTAAAATGGGTATATTAAGAACAGATCCGTATACGTATTACGACAATACAAGTCCTGATTTTGGTAGATACCAATTTATCAGTTTAACAGAAATTATAGATTCTTTTTCAGCAACATACGTAGGTAAAGATAAAATCTGTGATAATGTCACTTTAAACGATATTACTTTTCACGCTATACGTGGTTTGCAGGAATTAAGCTACGATACTTTGAAGTGTACTAAAAGCTGGGAAGTAGAGATACCTTCTAGCTTAGTTTTAGTTATGCCTATAGACTATGTTAATTATGTAGGTTTATACTGGGCTGATGATAGTGGAGCGTTAAGAAGAATATATCCAACATCTAAAACAGCTAATCCGTTTGACGTTAGTCAAACTGTACAAGGTTTTGGTGGCTTTGATACAGGCGGAGCAAGTCAAGACTTGACTAGAACAGCCGCTGATTCAGATGGTAACTTTGGCTCTACTACTTTTGAAAACTATAAGTCAAACACAACTTCCGATATTGGCGATCAAGACGCAGATGAAATAGACGATCAGTACGGCGAGTTGTTAGGAGGTAGATACGGTCTTGATCCTCAATACGCTCAAGCTAATGGAACATTTTTTATTGATGAAGAGCAAGGTAAATTTCATTTTAGCTCTAGCTTGAGTGGAAAAACTTTAGTTTTAAAATACATTAGCGATGGTATAGCAAGTAACGCTGCGGGTACTGCTTTAGATTTAAGCAACTCTTTAGTACCTAAGTTTGCTGAAGAAGCAATATATCAACACATATTGTATGGCGTGCTTTTCGCTAAGAAAGATACTAACCAAGGTTTATTATCAGAGATTAAAAGAAGAAGATTTGCTGAAACAAGAAAAGCAAAAATAAGACTATCAAATTATAAGCTTGAAGAGCTTACGCAAGTATTAAGAGGAAGTTCTAAAATTATTAAGCACTAAGCATGCCAGAATTAAAACGTACATTTTCTAAAGCCAAGATGAACAAGGACATGGACGAACGTCTTGTTCCTAAAGGTGAGTATAGAGATGCATTAAATATAGAAATAGCAACGTCTGAAGGATCAGATGTTGGCACAGCTCAGTCGCTGCTAGGCAACACGTTGCAGAATACTATGCACTCGTCTGACGGCGTTTATTTTAGCGCTGATGACGTGACTTCAACTGCTACATGCGTTGGGTCTATAGCTGCAGATGATAGAGATTGTATATACTACTTAGTTTCTGACGGTGATCTTAACAACGCACACGGTTATCCTACTATAAGAAAAGATTATATATTAGAATATAACACTGTTTCCGAAAATTTAAAGTACGTATTTGTAGATATATTTGAGGTTAACACATCACCTAACGCAAACGTTAATGGATCTACTACAATACCGGTAGAGCTTGGAGCTAGTAATACTACAAATATAACTGGTATTAGAGAGGGTATGTACATTACTGGAACGTTTAATAACGTTTCTGGCAGTAGCCAAACTATTCTTGGTCAAACTGTAGCTAATGGAGCTACTTATACTGTAACAAAAAGTGACAACGTTAGAGTTATTTCTCAAACTTACGAAAGTAATACACGTAAATATACTCTTAATAAGACTCTATACTTAGCTGATGCAAACGTTATAACATTTAACGCAGAGCGAGTTCTTGAGTTTAATAAGAACACTGTTATAACAGGTATAAATATACTTGATGATTTTTTATTTTTTACAGACAATCATCATGAACCAAAGAAAATAAATATAGTAAGATCTATATTAGGAACTGGAGGTACAACAGAAGATTTAATTGGTGGAACTACCACTGCTACTTTCAATGGTGAAACACCTTATTTTCAGACTAGATTAGTTAAACCATATCCGTATCCATCTTCTGGCGATATTGATAGTTATGAGGTTGCTATTACCCAAAACACATCTGGTGACGTCGCGCCTATATACGTAGGCTTAGAAGATATTACTGTAATTAAAGAAGCTCCAACACAGCCTTTAGAGCTTGAAATGTTTAGAACTTCTTTAAAACGCGTACAAGATGATGGAACTGAAAACCCTCCTTTTGGCATACAAACAAATGTTACTTATACAGAATCCGGCAATACACCTATAGCTGTAGAATCTGAGGTACCAATAACCTTTGATAATCCTGTTGATTTTAGAGTTAATGATATATTACTTATAGCTCCTCAACAAGACACGTATTCTCCGGACGATTTTGATGACTACGATATAAGAGCTGAAGTTATACAGTCTAATGTAACTGGACCAAACCAGTTAGCTACTACTGGCTTTGTCATTAAAATACTTTCTATTAATGCTAATATTCAAGGCACAAACTGGTATGTAAGACTAGAAGATAAAGATCCTTTATTTAAGTTTAAGTTTCCTAGATTTTCTTATAGGTATAAGTACTGCGACGGTGAATATTCTCCGTTTGCACCGTTTTCACAAATAGCTTTTTTACCAGATTACTTTGAGTATAAACCTAAAAAAGGTTATAATCTAGGTATGGTAAACCAGCTTAGAGGTCTTAGGTTAAATTACTATAAGCATAGAGACTACGAAGAAAACGCATATGACGCACCTGTATTTCCTCAAGATGTTGTAGAAATAGATATACTATATAAAGAAACAAATAATCCGGTAGTATATACTGTAAAAACTATACGTAAAAACGACGGAGATCCTATGTGGCCGTCAAACGAGGTTACAGAACTAGGCAACGCAAGAGGTTCTTTTGAGGTTACTACAGATATGATTCACAATGTAGTTCCTGCAAATCAACTTATAAGGCCTTATGACAATGTACCAAGAAAAGCACTTGCACAAGAAATAAGTGCTAGCAGATTAATATATGGTAATTATCTTCAAAACTACACTGTGCTTAGAGATCCTATTATACAGCTAGGTATAGATTCTACTGCTATAGAAGATTATTCTAATGGATCAGAAATAAACTACGCTTTACCTTCAGTTAAAACTATGCGTAAGTATCAAGTAGGTGTAGTGTTTAGCGATAGGCATGGTAGAGAAACTCCAGTGCTAACTTCTGAAAAAGCTAGTATCGAAGTTCCAAAAACTTTATCTGAGTTTAGAAATAGACTAGTATGCAACATAGATACGAAGTTTGGTGAAGTACCTTCTTGGGCAGAATACATGTCTTGGTACGTAAAAGAAATAAGTTCAGAGTATTATACTATTGCTATGGATCGTTGGTATAATGCAGCTGATGGTAATATATATATATCATTTCCTTCTGCGGATAGAAATAAACTTAGTGAAGAAGACTATTTAATACTTAAAAAAGCTCACGGAAGTAATCAAGCCGTAGATGAAAAAAGTAGATATAAAATATTATCTATAGATAACGAAGCTCCTGATTATATTAAAAGCAAAAGAACAGTTGTAGGAAAGCTATTTAACGAAGGCTTTGTAGGTAATAACGTAGAAGGATATCCAATAGAAGATACAAACTTTATAGACATAGACAATGGTATTGATGAAGATGGGCCTTTTAACTCTGTGTTTGGTGAAGTTAGTGATTTTTCTGATAGCGAATACGAGTTAGTAATTACAGGAGGCTTACCTGTTGAAAGAGCCGTGTATCAAGTGCAGCAAATTACTACTTTTGGTAACTCAGCTAGAATAATTATAGTTGGAAGTTTTGGCCCAGAAATAAGTTTTACTTCTAGTAACGGTTTGTTTTCTGGAGCTGTAGATAACTTAACTGTATCGTTAATAAAATTAACTCCTGTAAATAGACCAGAGTTTGACGGTAGATTTTTTGTAAAAATATTTAGAGACGAAGCGTTAGAAAAATTTGTACTTTCTCAATCAAACGAATCAGAGCAGTACGTAGTAAATGATTCTATAGGTGTAAGATATATAAACAACAACGCTTATACAAATATTTATTCTCCTGACCAGCCTATACCTGTAGACTTGCAGTATATAAATTCTTGGGCAACTAACTCTGGTGTAGCTAGCGAAAGATCAAAGCACCCTACAGAGTATAGCCATATTGTAGCTGCGGATGGACAATACTATTGGGGTGGAGCTAGTTCAGCTAACGGTGATGGTGATGCGTTTGGATTAACCACTAAAGCTGTTAACGGTAATCCTATGCTAGCTTTAAACTACGCACAGTTTCAAATTGAAGACTTTAATGACGGTTGCTCTCAATTTTGGGGAGCAGTAGCTGAAGATTACGATGTATTTATAGACTGTTGTACGGCTTATACTTTAACTGGCAAAAGAGCATATTACAATCCTGATACATACGAGGCTGCGGGCGACACATTCGATCACATAATGTGCGACGCTCCAGGTAGTAGATATCAAAACAACTTACCATGGCACGATATTAGCGACGAAAGTGGTATACTTGACAACGGTTCACTTGGTTCAGAATCTGAAAGAAGTCCATATCCTTATGCTGGTATATATAGTGGTAGTAATTTTTCTTCTAACGGTTTTGGCATATATAATGAAGGTAAAGGGCATCCTAGTAGAGGTATATGGGGCGACGATGGAGATGGTAATCCTATATATATGGATTTATCTTATTCAGGCATATATAGTAATTACACTACTTGGAATGGCGAGGATTTAGATGATGAGCAAGTTCCCGCTCATACTGTTCAAAACGGTTCTAGTGGAATCCAACAGAACGCTGTTAGAGAAATTATGGAAAAGCTAGGAACTCCTGGCACAAGATTTAGATTTAGAGACGATCCTGATCAAACAGTATACATAGTTCAAGGTGAAATGCATACGCCTGGAGGATATCAAAATATTGGCTCAGCAGCCGATAACTATTATCTTGGCTATGACAACGAGTTTTGGACAGCTACAAGTAAGCTTGAAGGAGTTTGGGGTATAAGAAACTTTGTTTACGACGTGCAGCAGTATTTTGATAGTAATTTTGAGCAATGGAGTGATGAGCTTAATACAGTAAGATGCTTAAGGCAGCGATGGACTATTGTATGTAGAACAGCAGCAGGTGGCGGTATAGGTAGCGGACCAAGTGGCTATAATCCTATTAGAGGTACTAAGTCTCATGTTCCATTTGGTGATAGTAAATTTAGAAGAGCTCTGCATCATGACTATACTGATAAAATTGTTCTTGATGTATTAGACTCTGACGTAGAAAGCTATGATGTTGGTTCATACACTGAAAATCCTGCTATATGGGAAACGGAGCCTAAAGAAAGTGTAGATGTAGATTTATATTATCAAGCTAGTGGCTTAATACCTCTAACATTAAAATCTTCTAACAATGAAGAGTTAATACCTATTGGCACTACTTTTGAGTCTAGTCTTAATTCTACAACTATTGTACAACCAACAACACACACCGTCACTAAAGTTGATAACGAAACTATAACATTTACACCTGCTATACCTGTAGTAAATTTACCTATAAACGATGGCGATACAGTAAGGTTTACTAAGCGTAATCATTATTCTTTTAATAATGTCATAAAAACAGGTGCTGCTGTAGGAGGTACAACAATGACTTTGGAAGGAGGTGCTGATACAATAGTTCCGCAAAATAAATTGTATACTCAAAGACATTATTTAGACTGGAATAACTGCTGGTGTTTTGGTAATGGCGTAGAATCTGATAGAGTTAGAGATGACTTTAATGGTACTCAAATGGATAATGGAGTTAAAGTTTCTTCAACAATAACAGGTAGAGTCAGAGAAGAGCGTAGAGAGCATGGTATGATATATTCAGGCTTATACAACTCTACTACTGGTGTAAACGAGCTTAATCAATTTATTGCTGGAGAAAATATAACAAAAGATCTTAATCCAGTACACGGTAGTATACAAGCTCTTTTAAACAGAAATACTAGATTAATTATGTTCTGTGAAGACAAAGTTCTTAGAGCAGATACTAATAAAGATCTTATATTCAATGCTGATGGTAACTCTCAACTTGTAGCTAGCAATAAAGTTATAGGTAGTACTGTACCATATAAAGGCAAATATGGTATAGGTACTAATCCAGAATCTTTAGCTGTAACACCTTATGCCGTTTATTTTACAGACGCTATGAGAGGCGCGGTGTTACGACTTACTAATGAAGGCTTAGTAGCGGTATCAGACAAAGGCATGAAAGATTACTTTGCTGATCTATTTTCTTCATACGTAGATAAAGTTGTTGGTACGTATGATGATCGTAAAAAAGAATATAATATTACTGTATCAAGTAAATATGAAATAGGAGATGTATTACCATATAACAACATTACAGTTTCATATAGTGATATTGCAGGTGGGTTTACTAGCTTTAAATCTTTTTATGCAGAAAGTGGTGTAAGTATAAACAATCAATATTATACTTTTAAAAGAGGCGAGCTATATAAGCATCACGATAATTCTTCAAGAAATAATTTTTACGGAGTAGCCGCATCAAGTCAAACAGTTAACACTGAATTACCTTTTGCTACTAGCAATGCCACTAATGGCGAGTCATCTATAACAGTTTTATTTAATGATCAACCGTCAGACGTTAAAGCTTTTACAACTATTAATTATGAAGGTAGTGAAAATAGAATACAAGAGTTTGATACTCAGGCCGCGAACTTTTACAATAATGATTATAGCGTAAATAATGGATTAATAGCTACGTCAGTTACCGATGGTGAGTATTATAACTTAGATGCTCAAGCAGGCTGGTATGTAGATAACATACAAACAAACTTACAAGATACTGGAAACATATTCTTTAAAGACAAAGAAGGTAAGTATTTTGCGTACCCTACCGGTACGACAACTGGTTTTGAAAGCGTGCTTTCATATGACAATACTACTGGTACATCGCAACCAAATATTACAGAAGTGTCTTTAAATAAAAACGCTAAAGATATTACTGTTCAAGGATTAGGTAATGCTAACATATTACATAGCGATGCTAATGCTAAGGGCCAAATATTTATTGGTGTATTTAACAATGTATCAACTACATACCAAGGATCTGACGGCGGAGGTGGCGTTTGGGATTCTACTGCAGACTCAACCAACTGGACTGTAGATAGTACTGTTTTCCCTTATTGGTTTGGGCTAGATGATACGCCTATACCATCAGGTCAATATATTGATTTAATTATAACTCCTGTAATAGCAGGAGTATATAGCGGTATACCTTTATCAGCCTCAAACTTCGCTATAGGTGGAGCAACAGAAAGCCCAGATAATACTTGGACTGGCGGTAATGTCGATGCACCTGTTTTAAAGGTAGAGTTTAGTGACATTGATTACGATGGTGGACCTGGAGTACCTGGTAGCTCGAGTAATAGAGTTAAGGCTAGAGTACATTTAGATCCATCGTATACGACTGATGGTAACGTGACAGCTTTTATAGACATTGATCAAACAATAGTAGATTTAGGTCGACAGAGATCTGGAGGTGTAAAAACGATATATCAAATATACGGTTCTGATGTACAGACTGATCCAACCGTAGCTAATGGCAGAGTGTTTGATTTAACAGATATTACAGAATCTGGATATCAAAACGGACCTAATCCTCCAGCTAATCCTTTGGTAGGACCTTTAGATCAAGCGCAACCAACTAGTATTATAAATAGTCATATAGCAAATAATACTTTAGTTAATAATCAGACAAGCGAGATAGCTAAAATACGTTTTACAGCAGACGAAGATTACTATTACGAAAATAATGGCACGGCTGCGCCGCATGTAGTATTTGATATACCTGAAGGAAGTCCACTAGAGCCTTATTATACTTATGAGATAACTGATCAAGTATATACCACTGTTTTAGGATATCCACTGTTAACTGATTTTACAGCAAGAATATACTTTGAACCTCCTATGACTTCAGAGTTATTTGAAGACTTTAGCACTATACAATATCTTGCTCATATTGCAAATATAATTTACACACCAGTTGCTTTACCTAGAGCAGCTACTGGTTTAGCTTCTATTGATTACAATGAAAGAACTAGCTGTAGCGCTGCAGAAAAAACTATATGTCTATACGGCGTTAAAGATTCTACTTATGAAATAAGAATTGAAAAGAAGTCAAGTCTTACTAGTGACACTGCTAGTCAATATTATAATTTTGAAACAAAAGCTTTCCAAACAGACATTGCTTTTGAATCAGGAACTATAGGCGCAAAAGGCGTAAACAAACATTACGTATGTTTGCCAGAGGTAACTTCAGATACTAGATATGATATAGTTATAAACCCAGGAACAACAACTGTTTCTTCTTCAATACCTGTTCTTAGAGGACAAGCTAAGATTTTGCAATATGGTAAAAGAACATTAAGTATAAAACCACAAACAGAAGGAGGTGGTAGCTACGGAACTATGCCAACTTTTGAAATAACTAGGCCTTATAGTAAAAAGTATAGTTACAAAGGATACTCTAATGATACTAATATTACTGGAGGTAATGGCGGCGTAAGTTCTACAAATATTACGCTAACTAAAGTTAGTTCTAGATTAGAAGAAGGTATGTTTATATGTGATCCTTTTGGAACTAGTACTATACCTCATTTAACTAAGATAAACAAAATACGAAATACAAGAATAACTTTATCTACAGCTTGCACTGTGGCAGACAATACTAATCTGCTAGCATTTCGCGATAATGGCTCTGTAGTTCCGTTTAATTTATCTGTGCCACCAGCTTCTGGCAAAACGATTTCTTTAAAACAAGATCTTGACTTTAGAAAAGCTTTATCTAATCCAACCAAAGTTACTGCAACTAATACTACTACGGCTGGAACTAGCGTTAGATTTGGAACAAATAGCATGAGAGGCATAGTTGAAGGCATGATATTTACTGGTAACGGTGTTGTTGGTGCGCCTGGAGATGTTTTGCCTAATGGTGTTGTCTTTGCAAGGGTTTCATCAATTAATCTTGAAGCTGGAGAATTTACAGCTAATGTAGCTCAAAATCTTACTGGAGTAAATTTAACTTTTATTTCAGAAGAAATTACAAATGACGTTTCAGATGATTTTGCTAGTACCGACACTCGCAATATCTTTGCGACTAAACATTTAAACGCAAGTTTAGAAAGTGGTAATCTAAAAATAGAAGGTTATTTAAATATAAATATTTTAGGCAAAGATTCAGATGTATTTATATATCTTGATGATTTTGCTTCAACAAATTAATTAACATGCCGTACGCAGAACTAACATTTACAGCTCCACTTAATGTATCTTGTCAAGTAGGAGACACTGCTTACTATTGTAGCACTAGCTCAGGCACAAGTGCTGACGGTGGTTTTACTAATCAATCAGGTAACATTGTAGAAATTGGTGAAATAAGAGAAATAAATAATAGAACTAGCAACACACCTACTATGAAAGTAGAAACTAGCTTAGGATATTCTGATCTAGGTAGCGCTAATGGATTATCTGATAAGTTCATATTGTTTAATAAAAACAACAAAGCAAACTTAAGTACACCATCAGGGTATTATGCAAAAGTTAAGCTAGCCAACAACTCTACATCTGAAGCAGAACTATATAGCGTAGCTATGGAAACGTTTGCTAGTAGTAAATAAATAGTAAAAAGTGTAACTATATATTAGTAAAATTTAATTAAATTTATGGCTAATAATAGTTTAAACAAAAGCGATAGTCAACTAGTAAAAAACTTTAGATCTTCTATAACAGAATTAGAAAATAAATTTAAAGAAGCTGCTGACGGCGAAAACATAATTGTAGGTACTAGTGATAATCCTATAATACCTAATAGCGATCTATGTTCAACTGAATCTATATTTGCTGACGGTGTTTATGCTAGGGAAATGTTTGTTAAACAAGGCTGCGTTGTCATCGGCGCTATACACAAGCATGAGCATATAAGCTTTCTTATGTCAGGTCATTTAACAGTTGTAGACGAAAACGGAGCTTCAGAACATAAGGCTCCAAGCGTAATAGTCGCTGGGGCAGGGATAAAGAGAGTTGCGTACGCGCATGAAGATACTATATGGTACAACGTGCATGGCAATCCTACAAACACTGAAGATCTTAAAGAATTAGAAAAAGAAATAATTGTAGCTAGTTATGAAGAATATGAAGAATACATTAAAAATAAATAAACTATGAGTTGGGCAGTAGTTGTGGCCGCTGGTATTACGGCTACGGTAGAGATAACTAAAAGCGTTCAAGCAAATAATAGGGCCAAAGAGCAGGCTCAGTTAGCAAAAGAAGCTCAAGAAGAGCTAGATAAAGCTAAAGATCAGTTTGAAGCTTTAGACACTAGTAATCCGTACCTAAACATGGAAAACGTGTATGAAGATTTAACCGTAAATAAGCAAGCCGCAGAGTTTGAAAGATCTCAGATGCTACAGTCTCAAGCGAATACTATGAATCAAATGAGGGCTGCTGCTGGATCGTCTGGCATAGCCGCGTTAGCACAAACGCTAGCTAATACAGGTGCTATAGCAGCGCAAAAAACAAGTGCGTCTATAGCTGCCCAAGAGCAACAAAACATGCTTAAAGAGCGTGCCGAAGAATCTAGACTGCAAGGGCTTGAGCGTGAAGGAGAAATTATTAGTAGACAAGCTGAAATGGGTATTATACAGTCTATGATGGGTATGTCGGCTGATGAAATTAACGTTGCTAGACAAGCTGAAATGCTAGCAATACAACAGGCTCAACAAGCTCAAGCTCAAGCTATACAGTCTGGCGGTCAAGCCGTAGCAGGTACATTGAGAGCGGAAGATGTAATAGATCAGCAGCAGTATGACGCTGCTATGCAGCAGTTAGGCGGCACTGGCTCTGCGTCTCAGTACGAGTTGTTTAATCAGTGGTTAGCAAGCCAAGGAAATTTATAAGACATGTCTAATCACACAACAACACGATCAGCAAGAACTTTAAACTACTCTTTAGACTCTAGCCTTTTAAATAGAATCAAGGAAGCTAACTTAATGACTGCTAAGGTAGGTTCCATGAAAGCGCCTGGTGAAGGGTTTGGTAAAAACATATCACCTGATATTTTAAATGCTACTAAACTAGTCGCTGCTGGAACTATAGACTTTAAAAAAGCTTTAGAAGAAGGTAAAGAAGCAACGCGTCTTCTTGAAGAAAAGTTTAAAAATGCAGAGCTTACTGAAGGGTGGAATACAGTAGAACTAAAAGATCAAGTTACTAAAGCAGAAACCGAGCGCCAAACTCGCTATAATGAAGCTGTAAGAAATGGTGATAAAGCCTTACAGGAAAAAATACTTGAAGAGCAGCAGGTGGCTGTTGCAGCATTTGCTAAGCACGATGCTTTGGGTAAAACTGTTTTAGACACTAAGAAAAACGTAGGCTTTATTGATAATGAAAACGCTTTTTCGACAGCCGATAAATATTTTTTAGGTGAATATGCTGATCCTAGAAACTTAATGATTATAGATACTAATGTAGACGGTGAAAAAGACGGTATTACTCGCATGGGCGTTAAGTATCAAACAACTAACCCTGATGAACCAGGTTATATAGATCCAGCTGAGGCTGAAAAGTTACTAAAAGATCCTAATAGTGGTTATAGAAAAATGCCTAAGATGGGTCCATTCGACGAAGGTGAAAGTGAATTTACAATAGTAAGAGCATTAACCACATCTGATGTAACTGACATGCTTGGTAATGCTACACTACCCACTGTAGAAGCTAACGAAATAGAAAAGCAGATACAAAGATTAGAAAAAGAAAAGGCTAAGTATGGCAAAGACGCCGCTGATGGCGGTGCTGAAGGTACATACAACTTCAATAATGAAACGATAAGTAGTTCTTTTGGTTCTATGATAAACGAAGGTAATAGCAAGAAGATGATGTATGGTGATTTAAGTATGGGCACTACTTTTGCGCAAGACTTTTTATTACACCCTGATTTTAACGCAATGGCTATAAACGCAGACGGGTTTAAAAATATATCTATTACAGTACCTGAAGGTACACTTGGTGATACAGGCGATGGTATACTTACAGTAGAAGAAATGCAAGCTGTTGATCCGGATAGTGATGTAAGAAAGCTGATATTAAAAGAATTAGAAAAGCCTGAAAATATTGAAACATTAAAAGCTTACTGGGGTGAGTGGGCTATGCTAAAAGCAAAACGAAGAGTTGATCCAGTTAAGTTTGGTGGAGTAGCGAACGTGCAAACCAATGTCAGTGTAAATCTTGATGGCACTAACAAAGGAAACAATAGACAATAATAAAATAATATGTCATTAGAAAATTTAGGTACAGATGTAAAGCAGCTGTTAGTAGATTTTACAACTACAGCTAAAGCAGATAACTTTGATTTAAATATTACGCTTACAAAGTTTCCAGAGTTACAGCACGTTGATAAACAGCTTTTAGTTGATTTTATCACAACAGCTCAAGCTGACAATTTTGATTTAAACGTTACTCTTCCGAAGTTCCCAGAAATTGTAGGACAAGATGTTAGCAATGTGGGAAAGCGACAAGACCCAACAGTGTATTACGGGACACCAGTTGTTGGGTTAGACAAGTCAGAATCGCCTACGGTGTCCAAAGAGGAAGATGTTTCTTCAGATCCTATAAAGAAAGCACTTGACGAAGAAGCTAAAGAAAAAGACGCTGTTAAAAAACAGGCGGAAAGAGAGGTAGCTAATATGTCTCCCGAGAAGCAAGAGGAGCTTTTTGGTGCTAATTGGTATATGATGCAAGAAGCTTTTAAGGTTTCTACAGTTGCAGATTTAATTAAATCAGGTGAGTACAAAAGTGAGTTACCACCTGAAACAACCGCTAGTATAGATGACGTACCAGAAAGAGGGGATGAAGGTGAGCTTGGATTAAACTACGACTCACCTGTAATTGATCTAACTGATTTTTCCACAGTTATAAATAAAAGCGCTGCAGACGTTAGACTAGCGTTTGATAAAAGTGGTGACTACCCTGGTCTTAGAATTATAGAAACTGGAGGTATAGGTGAAGCAGTAAGATTTATATTGCCTGACGGTACTGAGATACCTATAGATTTATACCCTACCAAGGATACTGGTAGAGGTGTTAGAGAATGGTTATACGAAGGCACTCAATTAGGTGAAGCACAAGCCGCAAGTAGACAGCGTGTGTTAGATGAGCAGATGAACAAGCTCAAGCAAGTAAAAGAGTGGTACGACAAAAATGATTCAAGAGAAGACATTGGACTGTTTAGAATATTAGGTAAGCGAGACGATGCATTTCATTTTTCTTTTGAAAATACTGAGTACGATGATTTAGACTCTATCAACAGGGAGCTAGAAGTTATAGGTTACGAAGTAAAAGCTCCTATTCCAGGTAGATATTTAATATATAATAAAGAAGGAGAAGTTGTCTACAAAGGTGATGGTGCTCAAGGAGTTCAAAACTTTTTTTGGGAAAATTTAACTGAAGGGCAAATTAGCGCTCTAAAAGATAGCACAACCGAAGCTACTATTAATGCAACTAACGTATATAGAGCAAATAGAAACGAGCTATATGACAGCGTAATATCTCAAGATCCAGAAGAGCTTCTTAACTGGGGTTTAAATAATATCGTAGGACAAAAGGCTTGGCAAGGAACTGTAGTTAAAGAAGGTTCTATTTCAGCATCAAGCTTAATTCGTAATGCCGCTGAGAAAGCTGGAGTATCTGATGCCACTATAGATTTATTGCTTGGTGAAGAGTGGATGGGAAATGGAGCACGTGTAGGCACTAAAGATGGAGATGAAGCGGTTAGATTTAATCTTAGAACTTTACTTGACGATAAAGATCGCTACGGTAGAGACAAAGGTACTGGTTTAAGTATTCCTCTTGCGTTAAAAAATAAAATACCTGAAGACGAGTTTAATATACTTCAGAACCTGTTTAACGCAGATGAAAATGGCTATACAGGTATAGTAACAGAAGATATAATTAAAGAAGAGGCTTTTCGTCAAGCCGACGAGAAGACTGCTACGTATATGTCAACACTATCGTCGCTAGATGACGCTAATGGCCCTCAATTTATACCGCTATATGATGGTAACGGTAACCCTGTACTAGACGAAAACGGTGTTCAGAAAAAACAAGAGTTTAGGCCTGAGGCTCTTTCGGCTACTATAGATGAATTACGAAGAGGATCTAATTATCTTGATGATATAGCTAGTCAAAATGATAACTACTTAAACATGACAGGTAGTTATAAAGAACTTTTTGATGCTTATGGCTTGAAAGGAACGCAAATACAAGCTGAGTCTAAAAAAGAATTAGACGAGGTTTTGAAACAAGTTGCTGAAGCTGGATTAGGATACGAAGTAAAAGACGGTATAGTTACTGTTAGTGGACTCGACGAAGATAAAGTTAACAAATATCAAAGATTAGTTAATGATCAAATATACAAGTCAAGAGAAGCAGCTTTACAGTGGACAGAAGGATACGACGCTTTAATGGGCGAGTACAAAACTTTTGCTAGCGACGCTCTTGATCTTGGCGTTATAACAGATAGAGAATACAACTTCGCGGATAACTTACGCGCTGATTTTTGGGGAGGTTTTAATGATATAGGTCTTAATATATCTTCTTTCTTTGGTAGCGAACAAGCTATGCGTATGAAAGAAAGCAGGCAAAGAGGCGGTGAAGCTAGAGAGCAGTTAGGTTCATATGACGAAATGATTGACGCTGGTCTTGGTTGGAGGTTTGCTGGTAGAACTATAGCTCAACAAGGAGCTAACGTGGCTGTTGCTATTGGTACAAATATTATTTTGCCTGGAGCAGGTAGCTGGCTTGTACCTACTATGTTTGGTTTGAGTGCAGGTGGTGAAAAAAGATTTCAACTTGAGCAACAAATAGACGCCGGAGAGTTTGCGCAGCTAGAATTATCAAGTTTAGAAAATGCTTATAAAAATGGTTTAGTAGGAAAAGCTGAGTACTTAGAAAGAAAGTCTAATCTTCACGAGACTATAGCACTAGGAGATATTGATAGAGGCACGCTGTATGCAGCTGTTGGTACCGCTGCTATCATTGAAGGTGGTATATCATACGCTATAGGTACGAACCCTAACGCCAGAAGCGCTATTGACGCGCTTAAAGGAAGTGTAGATGATATAGCTTCAGCTATAACTACAACATCTGGTAGTAGGTTTCTTCAAATGACTGGTAAAACTTTGAAAGAGATCGGTGGAGAGGTACTTGAAGAAGAGTTAATATACGTTGGTAATAACTTAGCAGATGGTTATTTACTAGGCGCTGATGTAAAGTGGGATCAGTTTGACGATATAGCAGTTACTTCATTGCTTACAAGTGGGCCAATGAACGGCCCAGCTAACGCTATTAACTTTATAAAAACCAACTATGTCACACGCGAAGCTAGGCAAAGTTATTTTGAAGGTAAAGCTGAGTTAGAAACGTTAAAAAAAGCGCTTACTAATGTAGACCCTAATGATACTCAAACTATAAACTTATACCACGAAAAGATCCGTGATGTTGTTAGAACTAAGATAGCTTATGCAGACAACAACATGGAGGCTAGCGCTATAATAAATGGTACTAGAGGTTTAGAGCAATTAGTTAGAGCCGGATCTATTGAAAGTAATATAAATAGAGAGGCTGGTATTAAACCAGAAGATAGCCCTCAAAAAAAGAAAGAGAAACTAGATTTATATAGAAAAAAATTAAGCTCTGAAAAACAACAAGAACTAGATACTAAGCTAAGCTTAATACAAGAGACGCGAGATAACATTACAGCCTCAACTGACGTGAAGTTTCAAAAAGAAGCTCTTGGTGAGAACGGGCTTATAAAAGAACATCTTGGCGACAGAGGCCTTCGTATTGCTGATAGATTAGCTAGAACTAACCCTGAGTTTAATTCTATGTCTAATAAAGACAAGTTCATAGCGGTTCACGACGCGTCTAAAAAACAATTTCAACAGTCTGTTGTTAATGAAATGAAAAACGACAGTGATGTTAAAAAGTTTGTTGAAGAAAAAGTATATGGTAAAGGTGGTTTTGAAGGCTCTGGAAGAACTAATAGAAAAAGAAAATTAGAAAACTCTTATTACGAAGCCTTAGGCTCTATGCTTACTGCAAAAAGAACAAAGGCAAGAGTAACATACGACAGTCAGTATCTTAATGCTAAAGATATACTTAGTCAAAAAGAACTTAGTGAAGTTCAGATTATTGAAAAAGCAAATATAAAAGAAATACAACAATACCATATTGACAACTGGGAAGATATGGGTTATACTTCTATTGAGCAAGCAGAAAAAGAAGTAAGAGACTTTGTTGACAAAGACGGTAATCCCGTAGTAGATGACTTTGGTAGCATTACTATAGGTAAAAACGGTAAGCCTACATACTTAACTCTTAATGCTGAAAAAGTAAAAGAAAAATTAAGTCAAGGTAAGATTCTACAAGGAACAGTTTTTTCACACGAAATAAGTCACGTGATTACTGACATGGCTATGAATGAAGCTGAGATTGTAGAATTAGCTGAAAACCTACATGATTCAATGCAAAGAACGTCTCAACTTCGACGCATCAATGCACTAGCAATAGGCCAAATGACTAATCCTACTATCGTGGAAGATGCTAGATTAAAGGTTAAAGATCCGTCTAAACCGTACAACGCGGAGACTAATCCAATACTACCTATGAAACAGCAGACACCACTAGCTGCTGAAGAGTACGTTCATAGAGTACAAGACTTATTGCAAGACCCTGATAATGAAGTAGCGCTAGAACAAGCTAGAAAATCAGGTCAAGGTTTAGGTAACTTGTTTAGAAGCCTGTATGGAGGTGACTTTACTTTTAATGCAGCTGGATCTGGTTTAAACTATGTTGTAGGTTATATTGACGCCTTTAATAAGGGAGAAATATCTAGACAGGCTAAAAGAAAAATATCTAACAACATTAAATCTGACGAAGAATATTCAGAAGATATAAAGTCTGGTAAGAAAAGCTCTCAAGATGTATCAAGAGAAAAAGCAGAGGCTAGCAATAGAGTTCAAGAGTTATGGGAAAAAGGCGATGTAGCTAGCATTATTGACGAGTTTGACGGCATAAATACAGATGATGCAGCTATAGCTAAACGTAAAGGTCAAAACGTAGAAAGAAAAAAATCTTTACTAGAATCAATATTAAAGCCATACTCTAGAGTTGCAGGCTTTAATATGGAAGATGGTAAGATGGCGCTAATGACGCATCCTAGAGGGTTCTTAGGTCTTGTGCAAGAATACAATATAGAAAAAGGTGTACCACTTGCAGCGTGGTTAAACAAGTATTTACCAGAAAGAGTTAAAGAAATAGTAGGAACTATAGGCGCAGACGGTCAGTTTACTGTAGATATAGACTCGCCAGCAGTTGTAGCTGTAGCTGATGACAATGACGGCGTTTCACATGAGATGGAACGTAAGGGTAAAGGTGTAAAGCTTTGGACGAGGTTTGGAAGCAAAGGTAACAGCATACATAATAGTATAATGGCTGATGTCATTAGCGGTGATATCAAGGTTGATGGTAAAAACTACAAAACATTAGGTGGCAAAAGATTCTACGAGGTTATGGATATGATGGGTATAAACCCTGTTAATAAAGCTGGTAAGCCTAAGACCGGTAACCTAGATCAGACTGATGTGTCAAACGCTCAGCGTTGGATACAGCAACATATTAGCGAGATACGTAACGCTATAATACCTCAACACTCTACAACTAAGATGGTTAAGAACCCTAATACAGGGAAGCTCGAACCAAGACCAGATAAAGCTATAGGCATACCTCAAGTATTACTTAACTCAGAGCTATTTACTAAGCATACTAGAAAAGATAATCTCACTGGTTATTCTTTTAATGACGGCTTAACAGACGCTGAGATATTGTCTATGTTTGGTGTAACTAAAAGAGGCGAGCCGAATATTAAGCTTAAAGATGACAGAAACATTGGCCAAAGAATAAAAGCCTTAGTAAAGCTAACTGACATGGCTATGACTAACCAAGGTGCTAGAGTAGCTATGGAAAACAGAGGTGATCACATCTCAGAAATACTACACTTAGCAGATGGTAGATCGTTAAACCTGTATTCTCAAGACGTTGATCCTACTGGTAAGGGTATTATTGACATGTTAGTTGGAGATACTATAGAAGGTTTCCAAGATGAGGCCAAGCTAGTTGCCGATATAGCTCTTGATGTTGGTTATAACACACCAAAGTTTCATCAAAGAGTTGCAGAAGAAGGTATATCAATATCTGTGCTCCAATATTTAGAGTCTATTAACTTTGAAAAATATTTTGCTAAAGGTGATCAAGGTTTAAAAGATCCTTTACGTAGTGCTATAGGTACTGGTAAATTCAAGCCTGGCGCAGAGGCTTTGCTTGGCAAGTTTTTTGAAAATAAAATTGACGCTGATGACGTGACTGCTAACAAGCAGCTTGCAGCGGGCGCTAAAAGCTTAATTAAAAGTTTACCCGCGCCTTTAGTAAAAGCGTTAGGCTCACAATTCTTTGGCTTATTAGGTAGCAACAGAGGTTTAAATAAAAACAAAAACCAAGACGTATACGACGCTTACGAAGCTAAAACAAAAGGAGTAGTAGCTCAACCTGGAATAGTGCTGTTAAATGCTAATACAGGTTTAATGCTAAAAATACAAAGAATATTAGTAGATCCTAATTTAAACGCTAAGCAAAAAGAAGCTAGAGTTAAACAGCTTTACGGAAAAGATATTGATGCTGCTAATGAAAACAATGCTGTGGCTTTGAAGCAAGTGTTAGAAGCTATGTCTAAAACCACTGATACCAATGCTAGACTTGGTATTATGCGTATGTTTGAAATAGGTTCGAACAACACTCTTGGCATTAGAGGTTTAACAACTCTTGACGCTATACAGTACACAGACGTTTCTCAGGCTAGATATATAGGCACGCATAAGAAGACAGGTAAAGTAGTTCATTTTGCTAGTAATCCTGATGCTAAGCAAAAAAATATTTATGATATAGATCTTAATACTAAGCACCCTAATTATGCTGCGGCTGAGTCCTATGCAGACAGAAAATCTATAGCTGCTAGCCTTACTGAAAAAGGTAATCGTAAGAAAAACTATACAGACGAGAAAATACAAAAGCATAAGCAGAAAATACTAGAAGACGCTTTAAAGTTTAAAGGAGAGCACGTTACACCTAGCGCTAATACTCAACGCCTCATGGTTGAAGCGCTGCTTCAAGCTTGGTACGACGGTGGTTTTGACATGGCTACAGCTAGTGAAGAGCTAACCGCAAACTTTGCTCAAACATTAGGCGCTAAAGTTTTTAGTGATCTTCAAGACGATGCTTTAGGTACTACTAGCACGGCGGATCAACTGCGTATGCTAGCTATACAAAATGACGTTAATATAGACGAGTTTGTAGATACTAGAGAAGGTCAAGCTTTTTCTAGTTACGTTAGAAGCTTTATAACTAACAAAGAAACTTTAAGGCAGGTACAAGAAAATATATCTAAAGATAAATCTGCTAAGTTCCCTGAGTTAAAAGAAAGATTAAGCTCTATACTAGATGATAGCGTATCAGATATTGAGTTGCAAAAAACTGCAACAGATATTCGTAAAGCAAACAACAAACGCTCTCAAGATACTTCTCCAAAAGGCATGACTGCTTGGGACTTTGATGATACTCTAGCTACTACAAAGTCTAATGTTATATTTACTAAAGATGGTGAAACTAAAATAGTAAGCGCTGAAGATTTTGCTACACAAGGTGCTGACTTAGTAGCTGAAGGTTGGACACCAGATTTCTCTGAGTTTAACAAAGTAACTGGTGGTGAGCCAGGTCCTATGTTTGACAAAGCTATGGAGCGTGCTAGAAAATATGGTACAGAAGATACATATATACTTACAGCTAGAGCACCTGAAGCTGCGCCAGCTATTAAAGAGTTTTTAGATGCGCTAGGTTTAAACATACCACTTGAAAATATTACAGGTTTAGGCAACTCAACTGGTGAAGCAAAAGCTAGATGGTTATTAGATAAGCACGCTCAAGGATACAACGACATTGCATTTGCTGATGACGCTATGCAAAACGTTGAAGCTGTTAGAAAAGTCTTTGACGAAAATGATATAAAGGGTAAAGTTGAACAAGCTAAAAAGAAGTTTAGTCAAGACGTTGAAGCTACGTTTGTAGATCAAATGCTATCAGAAGGTCAATCTGAAATTGACATGCAGTTCCAAGAGGTTCTTGAAGAAACAAAAGGTATAGACAGACGTAAAACTTTCTCCGCAGTTAAGGCTAGACAGCGTGGTAAAAACAAAGGTAAATTTAAGTTTTTCTTACCACCTTCGGCAGAAGACTTCAAGGGTCTTATGTACTCGTTTATGGGCAAAGGTGAGATAGGTGAAAAGCATCACGCTTGGTTTAAAAAGAATTTATTTGATCCTTATTCAAAAGGTATGATGAGAATAAACTCTTTAAATCAAGAAATATCTAACAATATAAGATCACTTAAAAAATCTATACCTGGTATAAAAAATAAACTACGTGATAAAGTTGGTGACACAAACTTTACAAACGAGCAAGCTATAAGAGTTTTTAACTGGAATAGGAACGGAGTTGAAGTACCTGGTTTGTCACGAGCTGATTTAAACACGCTTGTAAAAGCTGTTAACAACGATGCTGATTTAAAGATATTTGCTGACAACGCCTCAGACATAGCTAATAAAATAGGTGTTGATCAAAACCCAGGCGTAGCTTGGTTAGCTGGATCTGTTTCTTCTGACATGAATGATATGTTACAGGACTCTAGAGCGGCGCTGCTGCAAGAGTTTAATAGTAATGCTGACGCTGTTTTTAGCGACAAGAACTTAAATAAAATTGAAGCTATATACGGTAGTAATTTTAGAGAAGCTCTTGAAGACGTCTTGTATCGTATGAAAACTGGTAGCACTAGGCCGCAAGGACAAAGTAGAATCATGAATAACTTCATGAACTGGATTAATGGTTCTATTGGTACGACTATGTTTTTTAACGCTAGATCTGCAATGTTGCAGATGGTATCTAACGTTAACTTTATAAACTGGCATGACAATAATCCACTTAAAGCGGCTAAAGCCTTTGCGAATCAAAAGCAATATTGGTCTGACGTTGCAATGATATTTAACTCGGATTATCTTAAACAACGTCGTGGTGGGTTAGGTACTGACTTAAACGCAGCTGAGTTACTAAAAGACTTACAGCAAGGTGATAAGCCTATGAAGACTGCTATAGCACACTTGTTGCAATTAGGTTTTACACCTACTCAAATTGCTGACAGCTTGGCTATCGCTACTGGTGGTGCTACTATGTACAGAAACAGGGTTAATTCCTATATAGAGCAAGGTATGAGTCAGCAAGAGGCTGAGTCGAAAGCTTTTGAAGATATGAAAGAGATATCTGAAGAAACTCAACAGTCTACTAGACCAGATAAAATATCTCAACAACAAGCTTCACCTCTTGGTAAGTTGATATTAGCTTTCCAAAACACACCTATGCAGTATAATAGAATTATTAAGCGAGCTGCTCAAGACTGGGTTAATGGTAGAGGCGATTGGAAACAGCACTTATCTAAGATAGCTTACTATGGCGGTGTTCAAAGTATGATATTCTACGGGCTTCAAACAGCGTTGTGGTCTAGCTTATTTGGCGATGACGATGAAGAAGATCTAGAAGAAAAACAAGGTAGAGTGCTTAATGGCATGACAGACAGTTTACTACGTGGTGGTGGTATTGGTGGCGCGGTTCTAGCTACTGCAAAGAATACCATATTAGAGTTTATAGAGCAAGATGCTAAGAACGATGACGGTATATTCTACACAGATCCTAACCACGCATACACTATAATCGAAGCCCTTAACTTGTCACCGCCAATTGGTATTAAAGCTAGAAAGTTATACAGCGCTACGCAGACGTGGCAGTTTAATAGAGATGTAATTGATCATATGTCTAAAACAGATATTGATAATCCTATTTATGACGCTACATTTTCGGCTACAGAAGCTTTAACTAATATACCGCTTAGTAGATTATATAACAAGTATCAAAATATATCTGAGGCTATGAACTCTGATAATGAAACTTGGCAGCGTGTAGCTATGTTATTAGGTTGGAGCCGCTGGAGTTTTGGTATACAGAATACCGACGTTATGACAGCTAAGCAGGAGGTTAAAGAAATTAAAGCTAAAGAAGCAGAGGAAAGAAGAGAGCAAAAGAAACAAGAGAAAGAAGCTGAAAGGCAAGCTGAAAACGAGGCTGTAATTCAAGGGCACATTGAAGAACAAAAGCAACAACGTGAAGACGGTATATCAGAAGATAAAATCACTTGTGCCGCTGTTAAACGCAATGGCGAAAGATGTGGTAAGACGGTTCTGCCTGGTCAAACATACTGTACTGTACACGAACAAGTTGAGCAACAAGACAATGAAGTTCAATGCTCACATATAAAATCAAATGGCGATCGCTGTAAAATGAAAACAAAAAATAAATCAGGAAAATGTTACTACCACGATTAAGTTTATTATTAACCTTACTGTTTAGCTGCACAGTACTGCAAGCTCAAGAGTTAAAGAAGGCGTTTAAGTTTTCTACGTTCTACGCTGCTGTCAACGGAGGTAACTCTGTATCAGATCAGACTATATATTCTGTTACTGACGGGTTGACTCAAGAAACTATAGCAACACCTTTTGATTATAGCTTATCTATGGGCGTGCGTAAGATCGCTAGATTTGGTTACGAAAACAGAGCTAATGCTTTTTATGATGGATCAGAAACATCTTGGTCTGCTGATGCTAATATAGGTAAACGCAATGGCATAGAGTTTCTTGGAGAGGTTACATACGAAAGACAGCAGGGCCGAGAGTTCTTTAATCAACACCACTTTTTTCGCTACATCGGAGACAAAGTTATGGCAAAGGTTGAATATCTTGAAGACGGGTTTGCAGACATTGAGTACTTTGAAGGATCGCAAAGATTTAGACTTAAGCTCGGCAACAAGTTTTCTTTGCACGCAGGTGTTGCACAACGTATCTCAGAGCCTTACGGATATGATCCACTTGAAGAGTGGAAGCTGGCAACAGGAGACATACACTATACTTACCTTGCAATTGAAGAAGGATATTCACACAACCTTACTACAGGCGAGTACCTCGCTCCTGACGGGACAGTCGTTGCAACAAACACTGAAGTCTGGGAAGCAGTCACTATCCCTAACATCTTATCTGAATACACTGCTAGAAAAAGAAGTGAACTCGCTCGTCAATGGAATTACTCAGTGGTTGCCGGCTTCGACTTCTATCACTTTACAGACGACTTCTGGTTCCACACATGGGGAAACGTTTTACCCTACCATTACGATACTGGAGGTGAATATATGTATCACAATACAGTAGGTGGTCAATGGCTTGATTACTCAGCTGGTTTAATATATGGACACAGATTTAACAAACACATAGGTGTATTCCTTGAAGGTAGGTATTATAAGTACTGGAATAGAGAGTGGTACAACTTTAAGTGTGGAGCAAACTATGTAATCTTTTAAGATATGGCAAAGCAAATAGGTGAGGATACTAAAGTAACGTTAGACCTCAAAACAATAGGTATGGCATCAGCAGGTTTAGCTGCTTTAATTGGTATGTATTTTACGCTACAAGCTGATATAGCTTTAGCAAAAGAATTACCTGAACCACTACCACCAGATGTGACTCGTATGGAGTTTGATATGAAAGATAAACTAGTGCGTCAGACTATTATGACTACACAAGAAGACGTATCTGAGCTCAAGGAGGATCTTGATCGTATTGAAGAGAAAATAGATAAACTACAGTAATGAAAGAGTTTACGCAACACTTCTTTGGTATGTGTGATAGTCATACATGCGATTATCATGGACATCCAAGTATTATATACGCTATAGCTTTTATAGCTATATGCTCTATTGGTAGTATTGTAATTAATAAGAAAGCATGGAAGAAACAATGAACTTTAGAACAGTAGCAGCATACATTATCTTAATGCTATGTATGTTTGCGGCTGGTACAGCTTTTAGCCAAAACATGTGCAACAGCGATATTTGTGTCGTACAGTTTAACGCTAGCTGGAACGCTAGTAATAGTGTAGACTACCTAGATAAACTTACTGACTGTGAGGTTATGAACGTTAATATCGATGAAGGAACTTATCAGTCTGACTATGAGATCGTAGTAGTACCTACTATTATTGTATTCAACGGTAAAGAGGTTGAAAGATTTCAAGCTAATATTATGATGCAAATGGAAGCCACGCGTAAAGAAGTACAAGACGTAGTTGATGAAATTATATATAGTGATTTTTAAATGAAGAAGTTAGGATACATATTTGTAATACTGTTTTGGCTGCTAGCTAGTACAGTGTTAGGACAAGGCAGTTGGTTAGATATTACTGTACAAACAGATAACTACGGCGGTGAAACATCGTGGGAGATATTAAACGAGGACGAAGAGGTTGTCGCAGTTAACCCTCCATACCAGGACAATAGCTTATTAACTGTAACAAAGTTCTTGCCTGCCGGTGATTACCAGTTTGTAATGATGGATGCTTTTGGCGATGGTATATGCTGTGGCTTTGGTGAAGGTTTTTACAGGCTACACAACGCTTGCGGTTTAGATACAGCTAACTATGAGTTTTCTACAGCTGTCGACACTATAGACTTTACACTTAACCCTTGTCTACCACTAGTGCCAGGTTGTACTAACGATTTAGCAAACAACTACAACCCATGGGCTACTGTCGAAGATGGTACATGTAACGTAATCGAGTGTGACTCAGCTGAGACGTTAGTATCTATGGAGTTAACATTAGACACTTGGCCTAATGAAACTGGTTTTACTCTAGTTGATCTAGCTGTTGGTCAATTTTATGATCAAGTATTACCTGGTGAGTTTGATTTTGGTGATCAACTTGTTACGTACACATATGACTTTTGCGTATCACTAGGTTTTGAGTTAATACTAGTGGATACGTATGGTGACGGATTAAACGGATCTGCATCAGGTGGTGAAGACGGGTCTTGTATTATCACGGCTTGCGATAGTGTTATATGGGAGTTAGACGATTTAGCATTTGCAGAGTTTGACGGCGGTACGATGTACTCTGGCGCTATATTTACTGAGCCATGTCCACCTGCTCCTGACGTGCCTGGCTGTATGGACGACGACTACGTAGATTATAATCCACTAGCTACAGTACAGGATACTTGTGAAACTCTACACGTTTGGGGTTGTACAAATCCTGAAGCGTTTAACTACGATAGCTTAGCTACTATATCAGATAACAATAGTCCTTGTGCTATTAACGTTACTATTGAAGACGACGGTGGTGATGGTTGGGGTAACTCAAAGCTAGGTATGATACAAGGTGATCAGCAATGGTTGTTTACTATGGGTCCTGGTTCATTTGAACAGTCATGGACTATTAACTTAGACTCTGACGCAGAGGTAAAGCTTTACTACTTTCAACAAGGTAACGCTCAACAGTCAGCACAAGAGCTAGCTTTCCAGACGTTACACAACTCTGTGTTGATTACTAACGAAGCTGGTGATACACTATTGTCTGAAGGTACAAACCCTTTCTTTAACAACGGACAAGGAGCGTTACAGCCGTTTGACGAACCTAACTGGACTACATATAGCTTTATACCTTACTGTGGTGATAGCTGTGAACCATTTAGCTATGGCTGTACAGATGCTATGGCGCAAAACTACAACGCTGAAGTAAACACAGAAGACGGTAGTTGCTACTACCAAGCTGGTTGTACTCAAGCAGGTTATTTAGAATATTATACACAAGGCTATGAAGCTGATTACGACAACGGAGACTGTCAGACGTTAGCAGTATTCGGTTGCATGGACGAAGAAGCATTTAACTATAACCCAGAAGCAAACGTTGATAACGAGGGTTGTATACCTGTAGTGTTAGGCTGCACGAACCCACTTGCTTTTAATTACAACTCGGCCGCTAATACTGACGATGATAGCTGTATACCTTTCGTCTACGGTTGCACGGACGCAACTATGTTTAACTATGATCCGGAAGCTAACGCTGAAGATGGTAGCTGTATTCCTTACATTTATGGCTGTACTGACAGTAGCGCCTTTAATTATGATCCAGCTGCTAATACTGATAATGGCTCGTGCGAAGAAGTGGTGGTCGACTGTATGGACCCGCTAGCGTACAACTATAATGAACTTGCAAACGAACCTGCAGACAACTGTTTATATGACGCTGGTTGTATCGGTGGACCTGGTGAACCATACTGGTTAAATGACTTGTGCTATGCATGGGTGATTGAAGCAGATCCATATTGCTGTAGTGAAGAGTGGGATAACACTTGTCAAGCAACATATGACTACTGTAGTGTAACAGGTATAGAATCCGTGCTAGCTGGTGATGACTTAGTTGTCTACCCAAACCCGGTGGGCAATGTGTTAAACATAAATCAAAACGTTGACGTAGACGTGATCGATTCCAACGGACGTATCATAGTATCTAAAACAAATACGAACGCGATAGACGCGTCCCTATGGCCTCCAGGAATGTATATGGTACGTATTATTTGGAACGGTCGCGTCGTAGTCAATAAAGTTATTAAATGATTAAGTGGATAGGTCAACATATATGGGATTTTGTTTCTAGGTTTCGCAATGATATTTATATTGTGCACGACGATGGTGACGAATACAAAATATCTACTAGCACTCAAGATTTAGACGTTAACGTACCGAGTGGATCAGGAACTGGCGTAAGGTTTTTTAACACAAGCCAAGACGATCCTGTTTTTGACTTCAACGTAGGTAGAGCACAGCTTAACATAAAAGACGATACAGGTGGAGGTAATCCAAGTATGTCGCTAACAACTGGAGCGAACATAGCTAGCGGAACTACTCTTAATTTTACCAAAGGCAGAATATCAGGTGGTTCAGTTGTAGCTGGGCAAGATGACGATATAATAAACACTATAGGTTATAAGAGCTATAACGATGCTGCAGAGCCAATAACTTTTGCTCAAGTACAAGCTCAAATAGCAGACGCTAGCGATACAGACGAAGTTGGTAAATATACTATTCAAGTTGCTACAAGTAATGGTACTACGTCAAACCTGCGAAATGTTTTGTACGCCGAGGGAAGCCCTTCCGCTGACGATGTAGATGTAACTATTGGACACGGTTCTACTTCAGTGGTAACTTTTCCTGGACGAATATCTCCTGCTAGAATAGATTTAGGTGGTACTGGTGTAATTGACATCCTCAACTCATCTGAATCCTTCAGCGATACTGACACTGCATTAATGACAGCCGCTGCTATTGACGATCGTATTGCAGCTGCTGGCGGTAGTGTAAGCGTATCAGATAGTACTGCTAATACAGATTTCCCTGTAGTGTTTCATGATGAGTCTAACAACCTACATGATGACACAGGCGCGTTTACATACAATCCTTTTACTGGTTTATTAACATCTGGAAAAGGAGATATTACTTCGTTAGTAACTGACACACTTAAGGTGGATACGGCTATAAATTTAGGCCATGCAACAGATACTACTATAGCTCGATCAGCTGCTGGTAAAGTTACTATTGAAGGCAATCAAATAGTTACAGCTGGCGCAGTTAGTGTAGCTAGTGAAGCTCAAGCACCTATAAGCACAATGGTGGCGAGGCGAACTATAACGCAAGCAGAGGCCAACAATATGCACTCAACGCCTATTGAAATAGTTCCAGCTCAAGGAGCCAATACTGTTATTATACCTTTAGGTGGCATGGTAAGAGTAGATAGAGCCACTACGCAATCGCAAGGCGCTTGTGATTGGAATATGCACTATGCTGACCAAGAACCAGGTACTTACCTTACCTCATCAATTCAACACATAAGAAGGTTTATGTACAACGAAAGTGGTGATAGAATATTTCATATAACACCTGGTATTGCGGCCACAGAGGTGGCTCAAAGCTTAACAGACGATAATAACAAAGCTGTAGAGGTTAGTTTTGATTCAGCAGCAACAACAAACGCTTTCACAGGTATAGATGTGTATTTAACATACTACGTAATACAAATATCATAATGGCATTATCATCAGCAAAGCACGAGAAATTTTATGCAACATCAGGAGGTGGAGCAGACGAGGTTTCAACTAAGAACTTAACAAACATTACAGCAGCTTGGAACCAAGAGAAAACAGAAGGCTGTGCGAAGTATGTGGAAGATCCTATATTAGGCCCTATAATATATCAGCTACAACAGATGCAAGATGAGATAGATTATCTTAGAACAGAAATCAGTGCTAATAAAGATAAGACTGGTATAACAACAGAACAAGCAAACGCTATTACAGCTAACACAGCTAAGACAAGCATGACTTTAGGAACCACTGGATCTACAGCTCTAGCTGGTGATACAAACATCGTTACTATAGGTAGTGGTACTACAATAGCTTTTGGTGACATGATAACTACAGTAACTGGTAAAGCGCCTAAAACAACTACAACATACAGTATAGTAATGACTGTAACAAACGGCGGAGTAAGTAAAACAATAACTCATACACTAGCGTAATGGAAAGAGGTTTATTTAACATAACAAGCGCCACGACTACTACCTTAGTAGACATAAGAACTAAACAAAGTAAAAACATAAGCTTACGCATGACTAACACGCACGCTAGCACTGCTGTTACTGTTGATTTGTTTTTAGAAGATGAATCATTAAACAAAGTTTATATATTAAAAACAGATATACCAGGCCAAACAAGCTTACTGTTAAACGAAGATTTGTCATTTAATAACAGCACACTAGCTTTAAAACTAACAACATCAGCTGGAGGTTTAAGTACATCTACTCCTTTATCTGTAATTATAAAGTAATGGACAATATAAGTAAACACATAAGCTACAAAGAAGCAACGCGTAGTAATACAGCTTTACGTAGAGGTATTAATAATATACCTGATGTAGAAGAGCTTGAAAACATGAAGCTAATAGCTGAGAAAGTTTTTGAACCACTACGCAAGCACGTTGGTGGACCTATTAAAATAAATAGTTTTTACAGGTCACCTGAGCTAAACGTAGCTATTGGTGGTAGTAAGAACTCTCAACATTGCAAAGGTCAAGCAATAGATTTAGACGATACGTACGGACACAGAACAAACGCGTCTATGTTTCAATGGATGCGTTATCACTTAGACTATGATCAAATTATATGGGAGTTTGGTGACGATAAAAACCCAGCGTGGATACACGTTAGCTACGTGTCTGAAGACGAAAACAGACACCGTTGCTTAAAAGCATATAAAGAAAATGGTAAAACAAAATACAAAGTAATATAAGAAATTATGGCAGACTTATCTGTAACAATTACTGAAAGCGTAACGCTGAACAGTAAAGCAAGGGGAAATACAATATCAAAAACATTTGCTGGTATCAATAATACTATTGAAAAATTAGTCACATGTCTCGCAAATAACGATACTACAATACTCAAGTGTGGGCCTACTGGTCATACGTCAGACGCGGAGGTTCACGTAGATGATATTAGATATATCCGAGTAACAAACTTAGCGACTGACGCGGCTCACGTAGTAAACCTATCTTTACAAATTGACGATACTGAGCATGCTTCTGACGCTGCAACAGCTGAAGACACGGCTAACTTTTTATTAGGAGCTGGTGAAAGTTTTATATTAGGAACAGTTTTAAATGGTCTTAACGTAGAAGAAGGTGATACAACTCCTGTGGATGCTGGAGCTAATCTTAATAATCTTGAGTCTATAATTATTAACGAAGCTGCAGGTAACAACGTGCAGATCGAAATGTTTGTGGCTACTGTATAATGGCTTATACTCAAAAAAATAATCCTTTTCCAGTTACATCGTGCGGCAGGCGTAGAAACTTTCAGACTACTGGTAATCCTATCAAGATGGTTGAAGACTCTCCGCTTGATAAACGTAAGCGCAAGCGTAAGCCTGACGTACGTAGAACTATAGGTCCAGGCAAGAACTTCAATAAAGCAAAGTCAACAGGTACTGGTGGCGCTGCTGGTGGAGGTATGACTGAAAAAGGCGTAAGAGAATACAGGCGTAAAAATCCTGGTAGTAAATTAAAGACAGCTGTAACTACACCACCTTCAAGATTAAAGAAAGGTAGTAAAGCAGCTAAACGTAGAAAATCGTTCTGTGCTAGATCAAAAGGCTGGAAAAGCAAAAGAGGCCTTGCAGCTAGACGCAGATGGAATTGTTAACATCATGGCTTTTAAAATGAAATACAAAGATCTCAATGAGGTCGTAGAACAATTAAGAGGTGCGGTCAAAGCTCACGGTAAACAGGCTGACACTATTGAAAAACATATTAAAGATATGGATGGTGGTAGCGCAAAAAAGCAACTATCTCCTATGAAGGGTAAGATTAGTGGCCCTTGTAAAACAGCTGCTAAACGCAAGTTTAAAGTATGGCCTAGCGCTTATGCTTCAGGTTGGGGCGTGCGTTGCACTAAAGCAGGTGGACCTAGTAAAATGGGTAAAAGCAAAAAGAAATAATGGCTATATACAGATCATCTCCGGTTAACAAGAAAAGCAAAAAGATGGGTGACTTTAAACACTCAGACGCCCCTGATGCTAAAGGTAAGTTTAATAGTCTTTCGCCATCTGGTTTAGCGTCTTGGCTTATTAAAACTAGAAAAGGTAATCTGTCTAAAATTATTAGTAGTCTTAATCAACAGTATGTTTTCAATAGAAAAAAGCGACCTTCATACGCTAAGAAAATGAAAACAACTATGAATATAGTTCGCAAGCGTTTAGGTAAAAAGAAAGATGGCAAGTAAAGCTTATAGAGGCGTATTGAAAGCTAGAATATCAAAGCTATACGGCGGAGATGTTACAGTTGAAAAAGCTCGTAAGCTTAAAAATCGTAAAGACGCTACGCCAAGAGATAAACAATTAGCAAACTGGTTTATAAACATGCAGACTAATAGATCTTCATTTAAGAAAAAGAAAGCGGATCCTAAAGAGGGTACGGGCAAGAAGCCTAAAGGCAGCGGCAGAAGACTATACACAGACGAAAATCCTAAAGACACAGTGCCAATTAAGTTTGCTACAGTATCTGATGCTAGAAAAACTATAGCTAAAGTAAAACGTATTAACAAACCTTACGCTAGAAAAATACAGATACTAACTGTACTAGAGCAACGCGCTAGAGTTATGGGTAAAATGGAGCAAGCTCGCTTAGCTAAAGCTGCTAAAAAAGAATTAAAAAGAAAACACAATAAGTAATGGCGTTTAAAATGAAATCACCCTTAGCTAAAAAGTCTAAGGTAAAAGGTGGAGGCACGAAAAAAGTTTGTTTACCTGCTGCTAAAGTTAGAAGCATGAGCAAATCAGAGCGCGATAAAGTAGTGCGCGCTAAACGATCTGCAGCTAAAGGTGGTAAGTACAAACGCTCTAGTAAAAGCAACGTCAAAGGCGCTCGTAAAAAAGGAGCTACATTACGTGATTGGTTTGAAAAAGAAAACTGGGTACAAGTTGGTAACCCAAGTAAAAAATGCGGAGAGAAATAAAAAAAGGGGACTTACGTCCCCTTTTCTGTATCCGGTAGTTTAGATTATCTAACCTCACACGATCCACCTGAGCAAGCTAGCTCACCAGAAAGATCTGTATTATCCTCGGTCTCCATTACATTTGATAAGTCAACAGTATCTAGTGACTTAACCATTTCATTAAATTTAGTTTTAGTAATGTCCTCAAATGGAGCTTGAGTATATGTACCACCGTCGTATGGTAGAACAGATAAACCGTTATAGTATTCTCTATTCTTCCACATCCACTCACCAGCTTCTTCCCACTCGTTAGCTTTTAAACTAATAGTAGCAGAAACATTATGAGTGTTTGAACCAGTCCTATGACCAGGCGATACCCAGTCAGTTGATACTTTCTTTACTCTTTCAAGTAAATCAAATGCAGACTCAGTTCTTACAATAGAACCTTCAGGTGCCGCTTGCGGTACGCTGATCACAGCTGTATCATGAGGTCTGAAGTATTCATCTTCGATCAACTCAGGATGGTTATTAACTAGGTAAGAATAAATTGCTTCGTTCTTACCAACTCGTAGTCTACGTACATAGTGCTTGTTGTGCCAAGCATGTATGCCAGATGATGTGCCTAATACTAGCGACGTAGTACCTGCTGGCTTAACACATGTTGTACGCGCTGCTTTGTTAATACCTATAAGCTTAGCAACTCTAGTATTTTCACGCTTAACTATATCAGCAGCTTTCTTCATATCAAGATTCATAACCTTGTTAGAGCCTATGCCTGTCATTGATACACCAATCAAAGCATCTTTCTCAGTTGTGTCTTTCCATACCTCACGTAGATAGTGAAAATCTGTATAACCTGCTTGCAGTGTACCTATGAAGGCAGCGACTTTAACTCTAGCATTTAAATCATCTTGATCAACTATATCTGACACGTTAACCTCACATAAGTTACAGAACTGATAAGGACGAAGAGCAATCTCGCAACACGGGTTTGTTCCCCAGTCCTTATCATTGTTTAGATATATACCAGGCTCGCCAGCTCCTGATGCTTCAACTCTTTTCCACAGATCCATAAAGAAATCTTTTTTAACTTTATGTCTCATTAACACGGCAGAGTTGTTAGCTCTACCACGTTGTGGATTAAGTTCCCACCAGTTACCTGACTTACATGATATCATCTCTTCATCTGTAGCACTAAATAGTGATATAAGTGCTGCACGTCGAATGCCACCAGCCAAGACAGCGTCAGCAATATGACAGATGATATCGTGTACTTCAAGACTTGTAAGCTGTGTTCCATCTTCTTTATTATCTAATATACCTTGAACTTTAACTAAACACTCTTTGAGTGGTTGTGGGCCAGGAGCTTTACCTCCTGATGTCACTAGCCTTGCGCCTTTAGGTCTGATGTCTGAGTAATCAAACTTTACTTTAGAACATCTACGACCACCAAGGTATGATTCAATAAGTACTTTAACCGCATCAGCCCAGCCTTCTATACTATCACCAATTACAAAACGCCTGTGTCGCTTTTCAAACGGTTTAATGATGTGTGGTAGTCTTCCAACGTGGTGCTGCTGCACTGAATAACCCACCCCACAGCCTGAAAGAAGTAAGAACATAGTTTCGCTAAAGCTATCAATGTGGTCAATAGGTAAGTAGCTGCAGTTATACAACCTGTTCGGAGATATTTCAATAGGCTTACCACTGAACTGTAGTGAACGCATTGAC